AGAATCTAAGTTTGGCCTTAGAACATACTTAACTACTACAGCACTTACAGTTCATTCGCGAACAGGAGTCTCCTGGATACTTGTGTATCGCCCAGTTTGGCCTGGGATTTAAAACCACAGTCGACGACACCTGCGGACAGAACATAATGGCTACCGCACAACCCCCCCAAGACAACCCCCCAACGGAGTATAAGCACGGAGAGGCAATGGCAGCAGAAACCTCTTCCGTCAAGTCGAATTCATCTGCTGACTCTGCGTCGACAACATCGTCCACGACGTCGAGTAACATGGCCGAAGGTTTCACACCTAAACCCTCAATTGGACAACAACTCGAGCTCATAGATGACTTCGTGGCCGCGTGGAAAATCACGTCAACATCTGGCCACATTTCGCATCTGCTCAAGACGCGTAAGATCAAAGTGCGTCTCGCGTGCTTGGTAGCTATTTTCGAGAACTACCAGGTGAAGGGCTCCCTCCACACTGCCCAATCGCTAATGGCCGCCATGCCACAAGTGCTCTCCTTCTTCAGTTTTGTCAAGGACCTTATGGTCGGAGGCAAGATTGTTGAGGCAACACCTCAAGAAGCGATAGACGCGAATTCTCGAACGACCAGCTGCTTGAATGCCGCACGTTTGGTGGCTATGCAAGCTGACGGGATTGAGGACATCGAAATCAATCCACTCGCGCCAATAAGTGAGCAACCTGAAATTTTGCAGCAGGCAGACAAGCTCATGCCCGTCCTTCGACCTCTCTTGGGTTTCGCGGCTGTTATGGTCGCCTCCATGGGAGTAGGCAAGCTGCTTAAGATGAAGTGGCTCGGCTCAACGGCCCGAGATCTTGTAGCTTTGGCTGGCGTCATCAAAGCCAAAAATGTCGTAGTCGATGAAGCGAATAAGTGTGTCGACACCCTCTTGACCACGGTCTATTCCGCCTTTGGTGGTACTTACGTTGACCCTAAGATGGCCAAAATCAAGGAGGTTAATCGGCGCATCATGAGCATTGTCGATCGAACGAACCGCTACGTCGATGGCACCAAGACGGACGTCTTTGGTCTGATCAGGAATCAGTCCGTGCGTAATATCACCAAAACGCACGAGAGCCTGTTGAAAGAAGTCATGATGCTGACAGAGCAAGAAAGATCGCTCTTTAACATGATGGATTCACTCCGTCAAGTGAGGCGTAATCTCGACGTCATCAGAGAACGGAAGAATGCCCTGCTTCAGAGTGGTGGCAAACAGGAACCGGTTAAGATCTGGATCTATGGTAGTGGCGGTGTTGGCAAATCGCGAATGGCCCAAGAATTGGCTCAGCTCATCGAGCCCGGCGCAGAATCATATACGCGACAGCCTTCCGACAAGTTCTTCAGTGGATACGTTGGGCACCAGTTCATGATCATGGACGACATCCTCCAGAACCCTAACTCTTCCGACGCCAATGAGTGGATGGGCTTTTCCACCGAAGCCGCCCGCAATGTTCCGATGGCCGAACTCGACGAGAAAGGTATGATGTTCACGTCTGACTACCTGATCGGCACGTCCAACTTCTCTCACCTTCACGGTCATGCCGAAGTAAGTAGTCTCATGGCATTCGACCGCCGTAGAGACTATCTTGTGCGTGCATACAACCCAGCACTCGACGAGTATAAGAAGCGCCACGGAGGGCAGAATCCACCACCTGAGTGGTTCCAAGCCAATCCCACCAGGCTGTACCTCTACAATCCAATTGCCATACATTGCGGCATGCAGTATGATCTCGGTCCCCCAAATCCCGCGAACCCAGCTTTCCTTGGTGAGGTCACTCTTGAGCAGCTTGCTGTCATGTGTAAGGAACTCCGTAAGCAATATGCGGAGAAGTACCGGCAGTCTCTACTGCGCCGAGGTGTGCAGGAGTACGTTACAGTACCGCCAGAGATCAAGTACGACACTCGTCTTTCAGATCTGACGAAAATCTACGATGAACACAAGATGCGAAGGTATGACGTTACCAATCCCCAGTTCCATCACCCTCTTTTCCCCCCCCTCCCCAATGATGACGATGAGGACATGAGTCAGCTGACTCAGGAAGAAGAAGAAGAAGAAGCTCCCCGGGCAACAGAACCAGAAGCTAATATCGTGCCAGTAGTACTGAAGTCGTATAAAAGAGCGTACGGACTTATCTTGGAGGGACCTCCAGGAATCGGTAAGACATCCTCACTCGAACAGTTCTTCACTGTCAACAAGCTCCCGAGCGTCGTTGTCACTCACCAGATGGTGGTAGCCAACCCCAATTGGCTAGCTGAAGTTCTTGGACGAGGTATCATCTTGATGGATGACTTTACTGCATCTCCAGAACTTAATGTTGCGTTTCAAACTACGCTGATCGCTTATGCAGCAGGTCGCGTTAATGCTCCAGGGCTGATTGGAACGTACAACAAGGAATCGGAGGTGTGGAAAGCTACACCGAAACACGATCGTGAGAAGATCATGCGTCGAAGCACTCACGTTACATTTGGCATGCCGTCAAAGTACCACGCCTCGCAGCTCATTCCTGGCTTTAGGAGATCAGTCGAAGACTACCTCAAAGAGCACAAGAGAGAGAATTGCGTCACCATCACGTGTAAAAACAAAATCTTTGAAAGCTATGTCACGCTACAAGCCGCTTACTACAACTTCTTTAAGGCGGCCATCACACAGGAGCGCATAGCTACAGTGGGAGCATTTACCATCCCTATGCCCACTGACTTTGACGTCTACGTCCAGTTACCACCAGGACTTATCATGCCACCGGCACCGGCTAGAAAGGTTCTTGAGAAGATCACCAACTCAAAGATTGCCATGCGAGAGAACGGCAAGTGGAGGAAACCAACAAGGATCGAAGTCTTCACCAACCTGTTGGCTTTGGCCCCGATGTTTAGTGTCACTGAAGCGTATGGTGACCTCGAGACTTTCGTGAGGATTTTCAATGCTGAAGCACACAAAGCCCCACTTCCTTTCCATTGCCTAGTAGAAGTCCCAGAGATGGGATTCCTAGGATTTATGGGAATAGATGGACGCACTGTTGGATACGCAGTGGATCGAGACTGTGAACAAACTCTCGAATTCCGCCAAGGAGAAGTGTATCTCGATGGCTCTGAGACCGCCTTCGATGAACACAACACTGTGTACAAGCATGCCCTCATGAGAGCTTTCGGAGAAACTACTACCTCAGTGAAGTTCGAGCCTACTGAAGCTCAGTATGACGCCGTGAGGCAGCTCATATTGCGCGAAACCCCGCTCGGGCAAATACTACAAGTGGTTGTACCCGCAGTCTCTCTCTCCATAAAGGGGATGGCGGTTCTATCGTTCTTTGGGACGATCGACGAACATAAACACCGCCCACGACGTGGAAGCTCTTCGTCTTCAGACGAATCTTCATCAGACACCGAAGAAGAGTCACATCCCGTCAAACAAGAGAGGAAGAAGAATTTCGCCCCTCCTAAGGACAAAGTTAACACCGACGGTGAAAAGAAGGACAAGTCCTCTAACAATGTCCGGCCGGAAAGGAAGAAGAACTTCGCCACTCCGAAAGACAAAGTGAACACAGACGGTGAGAAGAAAGATAAGGCCTCCAACAACGTACGGCCAGAAAGGAAGAAGAATTTCGAGGCTCCGAAGAAGAAGATCACCACCGATCCGGAGACCAACGACAAGGCATCAAACAATATACGTTGTGAGCACAAAAGGAGAAGCCGACGACCGCGCTCACAGGTATCAGACGGCGATTGGCAAGATGATGCAACGGATGACGAGAACTACGACCCCCAACGTCGTACTGCACAACCTCACGTCGTGACGGCTGAAGCCCTCGACCGTGATGGTACCATCGTTCTACATGAGAACGGTACCTATGGTTTTCTCTATTCTGGCGCTGTCGTCTACGCCGACGAGATGCCTATCGGGACCTTTAACATTATCATGGGTCCTCGATCCCACGCATGGAAAGTGGTGCCACATCCCACGGACATGCATGTACAAAAGAAGCACGAGAAGGTGGCAATCACATTTCATCAGAAGACAATCTGTAAGGACACTGTGGAGAATATGCTCTCTACTACGCACTACTTTGCCCCAGATGATAAGATGGACTTTTCATCCGTCTTCGCGTACTCAATGGCTACGGGTATCCCCTATGACGCCACAAACCGCGAACTCTGTCCCAAAGTAGCAGTTGACGCTTTCCATCCCAACTACGGTGTCAACATGCCAGAGTACATGCGATCTTTCATCAAATCGCACTTCAAGAAGGTCCCACTCACTTCGACCCTCACGAAGCCAGAAGGAATGTACGATCCTCAGCTGTCCCAAGCAGTGCGTCAAGTCACGAAGAGTACAGTATCCATACTTTACAATGGTCAACATTGCGTGTATGGGCTGTGCATCGGAAAAGACCTCATCATCACCGTCGCACACGTGTCAGAGTTGGAGGACTTGACCTTCGCTATGCATGACAAGTACTGGAGTCTCGAATTCCTTCAACGGAACAAGAAATGTGACTTAGCAGTTTTTCGATGCCCGTCACCCCAGTTTCCGGCGATGCCTAACATTGCCCACTTGTTTGCGAAGTCGGAGGACATTGCAAAGACTCTTTCGCGCTCCCAGAACAAACTACCCGGTTATCTCTCAATTCCTCCCAGAGCTGATGTCCCATATGCCACCAACATGGCGTGTGAGATAACAGCTCTTACCGAACTGCAGAACAATGCCATGAACGGGCGCTCCATTCACTACTCTGCTGTAGTAGGCAGTTTGTGTGTGACTGGAGTCTCCGCTCGTGGAGACTGTGGCTCCCTCCTGTTCCTTCAGAACAAAACCATTCCTGGCAAACTTATCGGCCTTCACAGAGCTGGAAGTTCCTCACTTTCAGTCTCTTCTCTCATCACCCAGGAATGGATAGTGAGTATCCTCTCTAAGCCTGAAGCTCTCGTTACTGAAGCGTGCGTTGCGGAACCTCTTTCGACTTTGACGGTCCCAAACCAGATAAAGTTGGAGGAGCAGTACAAGACCTGCAACACCACAGGCCTCTTGTGGGCTGGACGCCTTGAAAAAGCGATCTACACCCCAGACAAGACGCGCATCCATCGCACTGGCTTCGTATTTCCAGAGTATGACGTTTACCAACCATCGATCATGAACTCTGACGACCCAAGAGCTGAAGGCTGGCGAGCACTCGACGACGGACTACGCCGGTACGGAACACCCGGTACGAAACACACTCCAGACCAAGAAAAGATCAACGAAGTGTTCCTACAGATCGGACAAGAGTATGCGGACAAAATTAACCAAGCTGGACGCCAGACCCGCGTATTCACCAAGACTGAAGCAGTAAACACACCGGACCAGAACGAGTACACCAATCCTCACCCAATAGACCGAACCGGCTCTGCAGGATTCCCGCATGTTCTCGAGGGTGGTAAGTCGAAGAAAGACTACCTTCAGTTCAACGAGAAGAATCAGAAATGGTACTTCAAGCACGACGTCGCTTCTCAACAACTCTCCTCCAAAATTTCTCAAATAGTTCAGGATGCGAAGAACAATGTTGAACACCTTCACCCCTTCATCGCTTACTTGAAAGATGAGCCACTCAAGCTCAAGAAGGTAACGACGAAGAAGAAGACTCGGCTGTTCTTTTCGGGCTCATTCGAATATCTCGTTGCGTTCAGGATGTACTTCTTGTCGGGCATGCTGCGATGCATGGAGTTGTATCGTAGCGTCCCCGCTAAGGTGGGCATCTCGAATTCGATGAGTGATTGGCACTTACTAACCTCTCAACTGTTGAAGGTCTCCTCATTCGGATTTGCATCTGATGTCGAGAACTTTGATTCCTCCGTTCCCGAGCCCTTCCTCAAAGGGACTCGGCTAGTCCATGACGTCATCTACCGCGAAACAGCGGAGCCTGGAACCGACCACATTGGAGACGCGAAAGTGCGGAAAGTATTGCATTCCGCCATCGAAGGTGCTTATGTCATTTCCCGGAAAAGCCTCTACAAACTTCTGCAAGCTCAAATCTCCGGCAACCCTGGCACAGCACTTGAGAATTCCTGGATCATGTGGGCGCTCTACGCTCTCTGCTGGAACGACCTCGCTCAAGTCCACGACCCTATGAAATACGGCTACACTCAATTTCGCAAGTACGTTTACTTGGCGTGCTATGGAGACGACAACATATGCTCTGTGTCCCCCGACGCACCATGGTTCAACTTCAACACGTTCAAGGAGCGCGCTCAACACTACGGATTCAAGATTACGGACGCAGCTAAGGTAGGAGGTGACGTACCTGACTTCGTTCCTGTGATGGACCTGGAGTTCTTGAAGAGAGGGTTCAAGAAAATTCAAGGCTGGTATGTTGGTCCCCTTGAGCTCAATTCGATTGCAAAGTCGATTATGTGGATTCGCCAAGGTGCTTATAAGATCACAGAAGAGCACATTCCACAGCTAGGAGGATCATGGCCAGTCGCGAACGACAACGACCTAATCTCAGACTCCGTTGACCAAGCCTGGGCAGAGCTAGCTCTGCATGGAGAAGACACATACAACACATGGCGACGTGACATCGTCAAACAAGCACACAACATCAATGTCACAATTTCTGCTCCCTCGTGGAAGGAGGCAATGGCCCGAAAGGACTATTTGGTCTACTCGGCTCAAAGCCTTTCAACCTAAAGGGGCAAACGACGTAGAAGGTGAACACATGCAATAGTACACAACATACACTTACACATACAACACCTACAATATCGCAAACATGTCAGCACTCGGCGAAACCGTGGAGAACGGTGCCTCCGGCACTGTGACTAAGGTCGCTCCGTTGCCTGACCAGATCCAAGACAACCCAACAACCATTGTCGCGAATACTTCTGTGGAGACCATCGACCACATCATGAACCGCGACTACGTGTTCCGAGGGATTTACCCGATCGACACGAGCATGCAGACAGGGCACGTTTTCGGTATCATCAAAATACACCCACAAAACATCCACGACTACCTCACGTACATCTCGGCTCTCTTCCTAACCTGGACAGGCGGTGCGACGCTTCGCGCTCGCTTTCTTGCCACGTTCCAGTTCGGAGGATCGTTCCGAGTCGGATTTCTCCCCCCCAAGTTCACAGAAGACCAAGTGCGCAATATGCCGATCCAAACACTCACAGCATATCCCAACGTTGATCTCGACCCCAAGAACACCGGGTGGTCCACTTTTCACGCATCGGACGAGAGGAATGTCCTTTTCCACTGGATGTCTGATCTGTCGGATCAGGATCCGCAATCATTTGCGGGCTATTACGTATTTTACGTGACTGGCCCGCTTGTGGTTTCGGGTACTGCTTCGTCAGTGAACCTTCTTGTAGAAGCTGCCGGAAATTTCCAATTCTCGCAGCTAGCTCCGATTTCGACGATCAAGCCGTCTTCAAACTCCTGGCTAAACGCAGGCCTCATTAACCTGTTCGGGCAGCCAGGGTGCGATGACCATACTCAGATCGAATCGCTATGGGTCGCTCCAATTTCCATCAAAGCAGCGACTATCGGATGGATCAATGCAAAAGCCGCAGGAGGACGTGCGCCAGAAGAGGCGTTTCCTGATGCGGTTTTGGGATTAACACAGAAGCAAGCACGAAACTACTCTCTTGTCGGAAATGCTAGCGCCTCTATCACCTCAACCAATCCACCCGGAATAGCAATGGATACCAACCTTGGTACAGTAATGCGAGTTAACACTATTGGTATCCTCAACACAATTTACGAGATAGATAGTGTCGCCCCTAAAGTCGTACAGCTCACGAAAACGGGTAACGTGTCGATTAACTCGATGTGGAACCCTGCTGACCAGCTGGCTCCTGCTAAGCATGCAATGCTCATGAACATGGAGTTTCAACCTGATTCAGACGCACTAACACCAACGCAGCTGAATTGTGCTTTCGACTATAGTGACGAAACTAGTCTACCAAATTTGTGCCCATCAGAATCCATTCTCTTCTTCTGCTCCCGTACGGGCACAAATCTCCAAACCTCTCAAATCGCGTGGGATCTCTCGCAACTCGCGCAACCGGCATCTCAAAACTCCCAACTCTTCCAACTATACCGATCAGATAATCCTACCCCTCTACTGACCGTACGTCTTCAGCCTAACGGAATGTTTTCCACACGTGCCATCGACGTGGAAGCTAGGTTTACGACTCCGAAAGGAGTTTCGCTCTACCTGCGGTATCTTCAGGACCTGCCTATTACGTCACCCATCCCTGGTTCAACATCTGAAGCCAGGCAGCTACGAGCCGCCCAACGCTTTGCCAGGGGTCCAATGACTAACGACAGAATTCTTGGAGTGCTGTACTCGGGCATGTAGGCCTTTCCAGCTTGCGGGCAAACACAATGGAGGATACTCAGCTTTCTAGCAGGGATGCCCTCTTTCGTGAAAGACGCAGAGCCGCTCTTGAGACGCAAAGTCAGCTTCAAAATTCACCCAACTCCAACGCAGCAGTATTCGCAAGAGAAGTTAGACAGAAATTTCCACAACAAGCGCAACAACTCGGGATGGGGGAAGCAGCAGCAGTCGCAGGAGGCCTTTCCGGTGCCATGCAGGCCGGATCATCTCTGGCTGGGACAGTTATCTCCGGGGGATTCGATCTCTTGGGAAAAGTTGTCTCCGGGAACGCTTCGCGTGACGTGGCTGACACACAGTACGATCTGGGGAAATACACAGCAGACAAACAGCTCGAAGGAACAAAGTACACTACAGACGCAGCTACACACAACTTCACACAGTATCTCTCACAACAGTACAACATGTGGGATCGGGATTACACAGTCGCGAACAAGATGGGACTCTACCACCCGTCCCAAATCGGCCAACTCGGCAGTCCCGCGTCGACAGACATCTACAAACTCGGGGTCGGATCAGTCGCTAGGATGCCCAAAACATTCAAGCGTTCGATGTTCTCGATATAGGTGTTTACTTGACGTCAATCGTTCAACACGAAGGGGCAATGGATTTGCGAATGAACGAGACCACTCACAAACAAACACACACAAACACAAACTCGGATACGGACAGGAAAAATGAGTTCTTCACGATTCCACATTGACCGGAGTGAGATCACAGGCGACGCCCAAAAGGTGTTGTTTTTCTGGGATTTCACATCATTCCTTCTCGACCGCCTTCTCCAAGTCACGGTGCAGACTAACCAGGTGTGCCAATCGATCAAGTCCGACCCGCCGACGTTCCTTATGGAATACTTGGCAGAAGAGAAACTCCGAGTACGCGAGCTAAGGGCAAAACTCAACAAATGGATGGGACAACATCAAGACGATCCAATCATTCCCCAGTCCACCTTCAACGCACTTGCTGCTATCAACGATGCAGTTAAGCGCGGCAAGGCATGCCCAGAGTACATCCTCCAGGAAGCAATTTCCGAGCTAAACAAGCGAGCTTTTGAGCTCCGCATGCTCGTCGATGCTGCCCCACTGGTTGCAACCGCCAAGTCTCTGCTCACAGAGCAAGAAATGGCGATGTACCTTCCTCGCACTCAGGATGAGAAATAATCGGACAATGGCACCGGTGACATCTAATCCAACCAACTTATACATAACCTCTCTTAGATTAGTACAACATTAGAACATTTTAGTTAGGTCACGAGACATTGTCTCATATACAGAGCATATAGTGCTGTACGTATAGTTTACTGTTCTTAGACTAGGAAAGTGAATCTCGCCCGTACGAGGCGGCCATTCTAGTCACAGTATCCGTGCAGTGCATTTACCCAACTCTGTGTCGAATAGGTTTTATCATATTTCTTTATGTTAATCACCTCTTGGGCCTTGAATCTGTGGGTACCTAGGACATCTAAGCCTAGGAGAAGCAGATCATCAGGATATAAAACGGTTAAGGCGACCACAATGTCATCGTGTTCGCCCTGGGCCAGCTGATAAAAGGCAAGGTTTCGGGCGGTGTGTAGGTTTCACATTTATCAATCAAAATTTTCATTATTCAATCAAAATTATAATTCATAAAACACAAAACAAC